GGTGGGTCGGGTTCAGCGGCGCGACTGTGTGAATTTATCTCGTGGGTGGATGATTTCTGCCTTGGTGAAATGCCGCTTCCTCGGGCAGAGGGTGATGGTCGGTCGGATATGTCGATCCTGATTGCGCGGCCGGATGGATCGCTGGAAATCCTCTCGCATGAGGGCCGGGAAGTTTTGGTTGACGCCCCGTATGCGGCTATCGGCTCCTGCGCGGAAGTGTGCCTGGGGGCGATGTACGCCGGAGCGGACCCAGAAACCGCCGTCGCGGCTGCGCTGGTGCATGGATGCGGCGCAGCTGGGCAGATCCGGGTCGTGCGGCGATGAAGCGCCCGTTCCGAGATCTTCAGGCTCTTTCCAGGCAGGTACAGGCCGACAAGCTGAAGCGTCTGCTCGCGGCGCCGGAAGCCAGTTCGTCTGGCGCCGTCGCCTGGGCGGATGTGTCTGGGAAGCCGTCGACATTCACCCCGTCAACGCATTCGCACCCAACCTCCGAAGTGACCGGCTTGGACGCAGCGCTTTCTGGCAAGCAGACAACGCTGGTGAGCGGGACAAACCTGAAGACCGTGGGCGGCGCAAGCCTGCTCGGGTCCGGCGATGTGCCGATTGCAGGCGGCTCCATCACTGAGGTGACGGTCGACTTCGCGACGGCCAGCCCTGGGCAATTCTTCGATGTCTCGGTTCCGGGCGTGACGGTTGGGCAAAAGGTCATGGCCAGCCCGTCCATTGCGATGCCTGCGGGCGTTGCCGAGGATGAACTCGAAATGGACCCGATCTTCGCCTTTGCGGCCGTCAACACGGCTGATGTCGTCAGGCTCTTTGTCGGAGCGGTGGGCAAGGGCCAGATCTTCGGCCCCCGCAACATCAACCTCATGGTGGCTTAATGGCAAACCTGACCAACCCAACGGGCGCAAACCAGTCCGAAGTCGACGCGCTGCACAAGGCTCTGCGCGTTTCGCCCCGGCCGCAAGACCATGGCGCGCTCGGGCACTACAGCTATGGCGGGTTCACCGGCATTCTCCCGGCCGCCCTGGCCGCCAACAGCGAGATCTTCCAATTCCGGAACGTCAACGCAAACCTCGCACTGATCCGCCGCGTGAAGATTTCAGCCGCGGTGTCGACTACCTTCTTCGCCGCTGGCGTGCCGGTCCAGATTGACCTTGTGAAATCGTCGTCGTGGACGGCGGCGGGCACTGGCGGTACTGCTGTGGCCCCGGCGGCGCTTCTGCGCAAGAGATCCACCATGGGAAACAGTGGCATCGCGTCCGGCGACATTCGCATCGCCACGACGGCGGCTCTTGGTGCGGGCACCAAGACTCTGGAAACAGCGTCTCTCGCCACAGTCCTTGCGGCCGGCCCCATGACGGCAAGCCTCAATGGGGTCATTATCCCGCCCGGAACCGTCCTGTTCGAGTGCGAAGTCGGCGACGGAGATTATCCGCTCGTCCTCGCCCAGAACGAAGGCTTCTCCATCCGCTCCGTCGCGGTGCCGGCTACCGGGACCTGGACGGCATCAATCAGCGTCGAATGGATGGAACTGGCGGCTTACTGACATGATCCGCGAGTATGCCCCCGACGGGAAAGTTCTGACGGAGTTCTTCTGGGACCGGTCCCGGCTTGGGATCATTCAGGGGCCCATCCAGTCCGGAACTTCCTCGGCGTGCTGTCACCGGGTTTGGGTTCAGGCGGAAGAACAGCTTCCGGATGACGACGGTGTTCGCCGGACGCGCTGGATTGTGACGCGCGACACCTACAAGGAGCTGCGGGACACGACGATCAAGACGTGGCTGCACTGGTTCCCGGAATCCACTTGGGGGCCGTTCATACGTGCGGAGCCGGGCTACCACATGCTGAAGCGGCAGCATTCATCCGGGGACGGAACGTCTGTCGAGTGTGAGGTGATCTTCCTCGCGCTTCGTGACGCAGATACCGCTGTCAAGGTGCTAGCCTCCTACGAAATTACGGGATTTTTCCGTAATGAGGGGCAGTTTGTCGAAAAGGGTGTCATCGACGAACTTCTGTCCCGCTGCGCGCGGTATCCGTCAAAATCCTTTGGCCCTGGCGCGACCTGGTTCGGTGGCTTCATCGACCTGAACGCGCCAAAAGAGGGGCACTGGATCCCGTACATGCGTGGTGACATGCCCATGCCGGCAGACTGGTCGGAAGATCTGAAGCGGCAATTCAAAAAGCCGAACGAATGGGATTTTTTCACTCAGCCAGCCGGGCTGATCGAGGAGATTGTCGACGGGAAGCGCGTCTACAAGCCAAATCCGGCCGCCGAAAACCAGCGGTGGCAGACCCAAAGCTACATGGACATGATCTCCAACAACCCGCCGCAGGACTGGATCGACGAGCGCATCATGAACCGAACCGGCCTGCCAAAAGGCGGGAAGCCGGTCTACCCTCTGTTCTTTTCGCCGGATCACGTCGCGCTAGAAGATGCGCGGCCGGTCGCCGGAATCCCAATTATTGTCGGTCTGGATGCCGGCCGTTTCCCAGCCGCCACGTTCTGCCAGTGCGTGAATGGCGAGTGGAAAGCATTCTCGGAACTGATCGGAGTCGATGAAAGCGCCTCTATTTTCGCGCCAAAGGTGAAGCGCCACCTTGCCGTGAAATATCCTGGCTTCGACGCGCTTTTCTACGGTGACCCGAGGGGCGGAGATCGACGCGATAATGTCGAAACAACGTCCTACGACATCTTCGAGGCTAACGGCATGAAGGTGCGCGCAGCATCATCCGACAACAACACTGAACTTCGCAGATCGTCCGTCAACACCGTCTTGGCGCGGCGCAATGGTCTGAAAATCAACCCGTCCTGCATGACACTGAAAATTGGCATGGCGGGCGGCTACCAGTTCAAGAAAACAACACAGCCTGGCGTGGCAGACGACGATCCGAAGTTGAACAAAAACATTTACTCCCACATCTGCGAAGCCTTCGAGAACGCTATCCTTGGCGGCGGTGAGGGCTTTGCCATCGTGCGGAATCCAAATCAGCACAAAGCTACTCCGTCCCCGATCCGGCGGCACAAGGTCAACCTTCGGAGAACCGGATGATCAGCGGGTGGTTCTTCGGGTTCACGCGCCCATGGCGCGACTGGCATGGTGCGTTCGGCCATGTCGAAGCATGGGGCTGCGATGAAGACGGATCATGGGCATTCGTCGACCCCAGAAGCACCGGCCTTCAGGTTGCGGTCCTCTATCGGTTCGAGGATGTCGAAGACGCACTGACCATGCTGAACCAACGCTGCGACCAGATCCTCTGGATGCCGGCGCCGCTCAAGCCTTTCTCTGTTCCGCTTCACGGCCCAATGACCTGCGCCTCCATCTGCGGAAGCCTCGTCGGCCTGCGTGCATTGTCGCCTTGGGGCCTTCGCCGGAAGTTGCTGGCCAAAGGCGCGGAGATTGTGCATGGGCCGAGTTCCCAAGGAAGACCCACAGGACAAAGCGGCGCGGCTGCGTGAGCGCCGCCTGTCCGAGATTGACCAGATGCAGGCCGCCCAAAAGACGGCCGGGGATCTGACAACCGATTTTCGGGCCGTCTATGGTTTGCGCGGCCTGCCATTGCAGTTTGGGTCCGCGACCGGACCCTCTACGGTCGGAGGCAAAAGAAACTGGGTGACCCAAATGAGGGGCACGAGCATCAGTGACCGCATTTTTAGCGGGAAGGCCCCGTGAGAAAACCATCCAAAGACTTTTCGACCAGGTATGCGTCCGCAAAAGCGTGGCGCGATGCCGCACGGCCATTCATCGAGGAAATCTATCGCTTCTGCCGTCCGGGCCGGGAGTTTGATTTCAGCCGGAAATCCAAGTCGGAATATGACACGGATGTCTTCATCTCGATCGGTGAAGAACTTGCCGACGATCTCGCTGGAGATCTGGTGAACTATTTCACCCCGGCGGAAGCGGAATGGAGTTCCTATGTCGTATTGGCCCCGATTCCAGAGGATCAGGTCGAGCAGGTAATGTCGCTTGTGGAGGGCCGCGAAGAACAGGTCCGCGAAGCGATCACCGCGTCCAACTATTACGACATGGCCCCGCAATGGGGCTTTGAGGCGGCAAGCCACGGAACCCCGGCCCTCTGGGTGGATAAGGCTCACCTCACAGCCCCAGTTCACTTTGAACTTGTGCCACCATCAGAATTGCTGATCACGCCGGGATACCTCGGGATTCTTGACAGGTTCCGAGAAAAAGACATTCCAGCATCAGCACTTAAAGCGATGTTTCAAGGGTGGGAAGTCGATCTGTCGGCAGACAAGATCAAAGCCAAGGTGGACAAGCCGGGCGCAACCGTCCTCGTGTGCTGGGGCTTCTGGCTGGACTGGGGCGACCCAGGAAATCCTCGCTGGAAGTGCGAAATCACGGTCGAAGGCGCGACGGTGACGGGCGAACAGCCCATCGACATCGGCCCTATCGGCGGCTCATGCCCGCTGATCGTCGGGCGGTTCAACCCCCAACCAGGGCGGCCATGGGGTCGCGGTCCCGGCTGGAAATCCCTGCCGGACCTGCGTGTCTATGACAAGGTGGACGAAATCGTCCTGTCCGGCATGGATCAGGCCGTTACCAACACGCTGATCTATCCATCGGATGCCGGCCTGGACCTGTCCGAAGGCATTGAAGCTGGCCGGGCCTACCCGGCGGGGCGCGAGTTCACCCGCGACCAGATCTTCGAGTTGAACCGCAACGTGAATGTCGACGCGGGCTGGTTTGCGGAAGACCGGATCGAGCAGCGCATTCGCCGCTCATTCTTCCAAGACGGACCCCGGCAAAGGGGCGACACACCGCCAACGGCAGCACAGTGGGTCGATGAACGGCGCCGGGTGCAGCAACGCCTCGGGAAGCCGTCGGCCCCGCTGTGGACCGAGATGATCGCACCCATGATTCAGCGGATCGAATATCTGCTGGTTCAGGCCCGGCAGATGGAAGAAGCCATCACGCACAACGGCGCGGCGCTGACCATTCAGCCAATCTCGCCCATGCAGAAGGCCCAGAACCAAGATCAGGTGATGATCTCCCGGTCAAACCTTGGCCTGCTGGCTGAACTGATTGGGCCGGAGCAACTTCAGCAAGTGGTCGATGTCATCAGCACCGGAAAAGCCATTGTGAAAAAGTCCGGAGACACGCTGACAAAGATCCGGGACGAACAGCTTCAGCCAGAACAGCCAGCGCCAGGTCCGGCGGCATGATTTCATAGTCCCAGAAAAAGAGGGCGGCGGTGCCGACACTTCAGCAGCAGATCGACGCACTTTCCGCCCGGATCGAGGCGGGCGAAAAAATGAGCAACGACACGCACAACATGGTTGCCGACATGCACCGGGCGCTGATGGAGCCGCAGCTTGGCCATGGCGACAAGAGCCTGGTCGAGCGCATGGCTGACGTGACGGTCGAAATCGAGAGCGGCAAGCGAACAGCGGATGGGGTGCTGACGGTCGCCAAGTGGCTCGTTGGCGTGGCGGCCGCCGTGACGGCCCTCGGAACCTTGGTGAAATTTGGCATCTGGAAGGACTGACCCTATGCGGCCTTTGACCGGGATTATCGTTCACTGCACGGCAACCCGCCCGAACTGGATGGGCAATGCCAAGACTTCCGACAAGGTGGCCGAGGTTCGGCGCTGGCATATGCAAGACCGTGGCTGGTCCGACATCGGCTATCACTTCCTGATCGACCGGGATGGAACCGTCGCCAATGGGCGACCTCTGGGCAGGACCGGCGCGCACACCGCTGGGCACAATGCCGGCACCATCGGCATCAGCCTGTTTGGCGGGTGGGACAGCGCAGCCACGGATGAATTTGCAGAGAACTACACGCCCGAGCAAGACAAGGCCCTGCGCGACCTGATTGCCGAACTTCGGGCCAAGTACGGGAAGCTGACGCTTGCCGGTCACAACAACTTCGCCAGCAAGGCTTGCCCCGGATTCAACGTCGGCAAGTGGTTCTGAAACCCAAGGAGACGACAATGAACGTGAACGCCATTCACAACATCCTCAACCTTCTCGGCCTGATCGTCGGGTCGCTGATCACCTTTGACTGGGCGGGCCTTGGCCTGCCGCCCGAAACTGCCGCTGCGGTCGCAGGCGGTGTCCTTCTCGCCGACAAGGTGATCAAGTTCACGTTGAACATCTTCCGCGACGGCCTGACCGGCCTGTGGAAGGCCCAGCCTCCGGTCCAGAAGTGACCGGATCGGCAACGCTCTGGCTCATGGGGGTGGTGGTTTCGACCATCGCCCTCTTGCTGTTTTCCGCGATCCGGAAAGCCCGCGACCAAGGTGTCGCGGAAGCCAATGACGACGCAACCCGTCGCCAGATCGAAGCCCTGGTCGCGGAGTCGCGGCGGGGCACCGAACAACTGGGGAGGATGGCCGATGCTGACGCGGCTTCTATTGCTGACACTGCTGCTTCTGCCCGTGAGCGGATGCGTAACCGAGATCCCCGCACAAGATGAACCGCCGGAAAACCCGCTGTGCATCGGGACGCGGGCGGCGCGCACCAACCTTGCGGCGGCCCTGGCTGAAACCCCGGATGACCGGGTTCTTCTGGCGGGGGCGAAACTGATCGAC